AAGAAGTCAAGTGATGACTCAAAGAAAACTCATTAGACAAAAAGAAAACAAACGCATACTGGTAGAAGTGAGACACAAGACAACACAGTCACACACAAGAAAGACAAGCATAAAAGATTGAGCATTGATGACGATCAAGCACACGATGCAGCCTCAAAACTATGCACAGCAAATGTCGAGAGTGTGATTGATTGCGGCGATGTGAGTATGCCAATGCCCCACATTGGATTGAAAATCATGGGAAACCGTGACACTCAGGTCGTGCGATGTGTCACTACCAATTTCTAAGATGCCATTGCGTTCGTCAATCTGCACATGAAAGACACGATTTACGCCGACTTCGAGGCCGACCCAGACACTAACATAAGAAACGCACTCACATTGATTCCAAAAAGTTGTGACAGGGTACTTCTGTGGCATGCCTTCTCACAAGATGAACTCAACATTGTGATCTAGTTGTTAAAGAACACTGAGATCGTACACTTCCAAGGTACATTGGAACATGTCTTTGAGAAAAGGCGAGACATCGGCGGGCAGCTCTTCTCAGCATTCGGGTACAAAGGCACTTTTAGTCTAAATGACTACGCTCATGCACTTGGACGGACCGGAAAAATTGGTAAACCTGATTTCAAGTGCTATTCAAAGATGGCACTAACAAGAGAACAAGAGGATTATGCCATTTAAGATGTGGCGCTCATCAAGGAGTTGGACCGTTGCATGTACACTGAACCAGCTCACAGTAACAGGCACGACACAAGAATCTATATTGCAAGCAGCACGGTTTTGAACGTCAACTTAGAAGAGCTCCAAAAAAATTTCCCGTAGCTCGCAAACAAGGTAAAGAACGGACTCCTGGCGATTGAATGCCCAAACAGAAACACTGCTGTGATCAAAACCTCGAAAGCAATTGATGTCATGAGAAGCAGAGAAGGTGGCAACATTAATGTAGTTGATCGAGGAGCAACTGAAAATCAAAGGAGATGTGTCAGTGTCTGCATCACACGCGCTCTTGCAAAGAAATTCGGTGTGGTCATCCCACAACAGATGACTGCAGTTTTCATTCACGAGTTCCTCAAACAACACACGCCAAGGTTCTACCAAAAATATTTGCACGAGATTGACAACGGATTCACACCAACCCAGGTCGACACCATTTCAGAAGAGTTTGTGGTGAGGGCATTTACCACCCAATCTTTCAATGCTCAATCAATACAAAACAAACTCAACACATCACGTGCCCGGTACACTAGGCAGGAAATTATCCCGCTGTTCGTACATGACTGTCACGCTTTCTCAATAGAAGCCGTGCAGACCTGTACGATGCTTGACGACTGCAAGTGTGCAAATCACCAATTCATCTTCAAAAATTCATTTCAAGCGTTTGGTAGTCGAGTGGAGTCAACAATCATACAGAGGAAAAAACAAGTCACCAATTTGAACGCCTTGAGGGTGTATCAAAGATGTGTGAGAGGCAATGACGAAACAATTGACCAACTCATTGACATCGAAAACCGTGTCAACAAAACGTTCGAAGATGTTGGCAAAAGGTTGTCAGAGATGCATCTAAACTCTGAAGGTAAAGCGGAGCTGTAGACAACGTGCGTTAGTTCGGACTGCAAATACCAAATCTCCTCCGACTTGGTGATCACAAAATACGAACCACGGCCATGCAAAAACAGGAGGATCAAACCGGTAGGACCTGTCCCTAACCCCGAGCACTAACCTCTAGACGTGTCCTGCTAATGTGCCCATTGTGCACTACATGCAATCCTCACTCGAGCTGTGTACACACCAGTGATACAAAACCCAAAAGAGTTGAAAGAGTTCGATGCGTTCTTAGACGTACTTGCCAAACACCTCACAAGTGATGTGCACAACATGGCACTGGATGTTGATATCATCAATACCGCCAGAGCTTACATAGATCGTAGTAGTCACA